TTGCCGAAACTCTGTTATTCGTAACTATGGCTGTTGCTGTTGCAGTCGTACCAACACTACTTGCGATAGTAACAGTCGGTGTACTACCAGTTGCATAGTAAGATCCACCACTATCGATATTGACTTGACTGATAGATCCGCCGCTTAAAATAGCAGTTGCTCTTGCAGGTTTCTTTGCAGTTGTAGGTGCGCTAAAAGTTATAGTTGGGATAGTTGTATATAAATCTCCACTATCTGTAAGAGTGATTGATGAGATACCTTGTAATGACATTATGTGATACTCGCTGTTGCTGTCGCAGTTCTACCACGGTTAACCTTAACATCATATCTGTAAGCATGATCAATTTCTATTTGATCAATATCTGTATTGCCTGTATCAATATCTTCGTCATTGTATTCAAACAATTCACAACGTAGTTTGTATATTGGCAAGTTGTTTAGCTGATAGAATGGCTGTTCGTGCTCTACGTGCATAATTTGAAACAGTTTACCTGCGAAGGGAGTAAAGATAAGATCCCCCTCTACTGGTCTTTCACTTTTGATCTCGTTATCGAACTTACGTACTGTCTGGTTCCAACGTCTTTTTGCTAACACAAGGGTAACACTATCTCGTATCTCTACACCAAACTTACTAAAGAGATCTCCTTCACCATCAAATCCATCATTATTCTCAACATACATCTCAACTCTGTAACTAGAATTGAATGATGATACTGGATCTTCTTTGAACACCTCGTCAACATGAACTAGATCACGTGGCATGTAATACATGTCCTGACCATAGATCTGCATTGCTTCGATAGTTAGATCTTCGTATAGAAGTTGTTCTGACTTATGACCATCTGAAAAGTATAAATTGCGCATATTAACCTACAAAGAATTCTACTGGAAGTTCGTGCTCTAATCTTAGATCCTCTTCGAGTTTTAATACCTCTGCATTTGCGGCTTCTAGTATTGCCAGTCCATTCATTGTGACACCACCTGGTAACTGCATACCCTCAAACTTACTGAGGTTCTGACCCCACTGTTGTTTGATTAGTGCTGTAGTATATGATTTCAACCATTTGTCATTATAGACTGACGTGTTTGTTGTTGGATCTACAAGCTGTGTGCCTTCTACAATAATGTACTGACCCGCTTTAATATCCTGACTTTCAAACTCTCCATGAATGTACAGTTTGTTTTCGTACTGAGAATAATTAACTTGTGGCATGCCATTCAAAGTCTGATCAATCATAGCAATGTGCTGTTGCATCATTGTGTAATAAGCCATGTCTCCCATGAACTTACCCATAACCGCAAGATCGTTAAGTCTAAGTTGATATCCTAAAGAGAACATGCCACTGGAAGATTTACTACCATTTATTGGAAGTACTCTCTTTACAAATATGTAATCGGATGGGATAGGAATATACTTATTAGTGACATCATCTGCCGTAATAAGATGCTTTAGATAAACTGTCTTTGTCGCATCAGAATGGTACTCTTGCCAATAGCCAAAAGCTTCATCTAATCGATCTTCTAGTTGATCCTCATCGACATTGATTTCGAGAACAGGCTCACCCAATCTGCGTTTTGCATAGTCAATTAATGTCGATCTTGAATTTGGTTTAGCCATAAATCTCGTCCCATGTGTAATCCGTTACTTCTATTTATACTAATTTATATCTCCAGGATAGCGTTGTGTCCACATTGTGTAGCTATATTTTACTCCACTTACCAATTCTGTACACTCATGACCGTGTGTAACTAGTCCGGGGAACAAAATCATCTTACCACAAGGGATATCATCGTTGTTAATTCCCTGTCTTGGGTATACAAGTGACGCTCCTTTATAGTCATCATTTAGCTTTACAGACCCTGTAACAAGTGATGCATCGTTGTGAAGTGGTAAACTTCTCTGAGTATCTACAGAATAACGCATAATAAATGCATCTCTCATACCATACATCTCAATAGGTTTCCAATACTTTTCAATAATTGGTACAACGTTTTCTTTCCAATGTGCACTCATCTCATCCCATAGACCCAATTCCTTGACACGGATCTCATACGCTGGAAACTTATCTTCTGGCATAGGTTCCCAACCTGCATGTGCATCTCCCATCTCAATCAATCTCTCACATTGACTTTGTGTCATAAAGTCTACAACAATCATGTCCTTCTCAAGAATATCAATTTTACCTGTGTGTGGAATAAACATAGGGGATGCAACAGCATTGTTATTAGTGTGTATTACTCTTTTTGTGGGTAGTTGTTTAGAGTATTTGGCATTTACTGTTGTCCAAAGTTTATCGAATAAAAGCTTGGCATCTTCACCACCGTTCCCATGATATAGACAAGGTACGGTATTGGTTATAGGGTTCCATAGCTCATTATCTACTCTACATTCTGGCTCATGTGTTTGGAAGATATATTGTTCGTAATCTAAACCAACACTGAATTTAGTTGTATCGTTTAACCACACTCTTTGCATGTATAACTGATCATCATCTTCATCGTTCAATCTTTCTGCAAAGAAGTCTTTTAATGCTCCAACTCTACCAATGTACTGACCACTATTCAAATATTTATACTTAAATAGATTCGGATCTGGATGTAAAGTTGACATACTGTCATCAGGCCAACAAGTAGCTTCTGCACCAAATAAGATCTCTACACTTGCATCCATATATCTCTTAACAATCTCTTGTAGATTTCTAGTAAAGAATACGTCATATGCATCTGTGAAGAGTACAATGTCATTTTCTGGTAATGTATCTAAGTAATCTCTAACTAGATTTACTTTATGACCACCACCAGGCCCTGACATATCTGTTCCAGCCCAATCTACATTCTTTCCTAGGTTCTTAACAGTAAACTTTTGTAGAACTGAACTATCGTTTAATGGAGCACATTTGGATCTATCTGTACCTACAGTAATCGCATGTACATCAAAGTTTTGAAACCAATCATCATGACTGAATGGCTCAATGTCCGTACCAAGTTCGTCTCTGCTTATTTGATTTGCAATATCTACCTTCAATGCCTGTATGTTGTGAGTTGCTACTTTTTGTGCTAATATCTCATCTACAGGAATGATCTTTCTATGGAAACCACTATTGATCAAATCGTTTGCCATTTCTGGTGTTAGCATATATGCGTGTGCATTGTATGGATAGCAAGGTTTGATTAGATGTTCATTAGCACCATCAACTACTCCTGTATCATCGTTTTCATTATATCCTAAGTATAGAAGATCGATTTCACCTTCATCCATCCACTCATGATACTGATTTTCTTTCCACTTAAATCTATCGATCTTTACATCATCTTCAAAGATGATCGTGGTTTCATTTAACTGGACAACCTTTTGCCATGCTTGATAATGTGATAAGAAACAACCCACCTCTCCTTTGGTGATGCGTCTATTCTTAAAGGGATCTCTCCACTTATGATTGATCCCAAATTCATTTTCTTTCATTTGTAGGTTTGTGATTTCATAACCATTAACAGCATGTTGGAATGAGTAATCTTCCAACCACCCACACTCTTTCATGAATGAGTTCTTTCGATCTACTCTGTGATTTAGATTGATAACAAGTTTATGCATAATTTATTCCCTATAAAGATACAGATCTACAGGTACGCAGATCCTCAGTTGTGAGTAGTATGGGTTGACGTGGTGGTAGGTGAAACTAGGAAATATCATAAAATCTCCTGTCTCAGGTGTGTGATGGTGTCTGTTGAACATAGGATTAAAGTATTCGTCATATCCTCTGTTAGCATTAGATCTAGGATCGTGCATCACAATGTCACCACCTGAGTTTTTATCCTCTGCTAGTATATAGAAGACTCCTGATAGATGTGCTCCTGTGTGGTTGTGAATAGTCATAGAGTAGTCTTTACCATGACCAGTGATCCAAGCTTTCATCTCACAGTGATTCCAATCATCAATCGAACAATCTATAGTAGCCTTTAGATAATCATCAAAAGCCACAAACACTTGATTTGAAAACTTAGTCATTACTATAGAATCATCATCTAAGATATTATATCCCCCCAAATCACTAGGTGGATTGTTTAGATCGTATGTACTAAATATGTGTTCTACCAGACCAGTGGTGTCGAACTTACCTTGACCCACTTGTGTAGGCCATAGATTATGGATATCCATTTCACTTCCTCATCATTTGATTACATCTATATATAATGTAATTAACTCTTGACATTGCCTTCCGAATATGATACAAATAGGTATACAAAGCGAAAGAGAGAATCAACATGGTTAAACTAGGCAACATTGCTTCATTCACGAATATTGATGGAACTACTGTAACAGGTATTATCGAAAAAGTCAATGGTAAAAAGGTTACTATACGTGAACATGGCGTTGGAAATTGGGTTGTTACTGCTAATATGCTAACGTTCCTAAATATAGGTGGAGAATGACATTTGAAGAATTCTTTGACTTCTTAATGAGCGAAGAATGTTTTAATAAGTGTGCTGTTTCCTTTATCAACAATAAGGGGGAACAGCAATACATTGAACATGACAATATATTTGCATATCAAGGTAAAGTTGTAGATCTTTGGTTTAGTGGTGATGATACCATTAAGGTAGAGAACTATGAACGTATTCAACCCTATGATGGGACTATTCATATATTTTATGCGCCTGTTGACGCACCTTCCTTTCCTGTACATACAGATCCTATAGATATATACATCGAATGTCTTGACGGATGTAAGATAATGGAAATTGATGATAGGTATGTTATGATAGAGAAGGGATCTAAGATCTTTATTCCTGCAGAAACACCCCACATTGCATTGAACTCAGAGAAGGCTCTAACACTAAGCTATGGCGTTAACGACACAGAAACACTCAGTTATTTACGTAAAGACTACTGAAACATGTAATCTGAACTGTTCGCATTGCTTTACATCTGGAATGAATGGTAGGAAGATCTACTTCGACCATGTGAAGACTGCGAATTGGTGTAATCAACTCGACACTGGAGATAACTTAATTCACCTTGAATATCATGGTGGAGAACCTATGCTTGCACCCATGGCAAACCTACGTGAGTTTCATGATATCACAAAGGCGCAATGGGGTGATAGAGCAACACATGGTATTACAACAAATCTTGTATTCAAACTAACCGAAGAAAGATTAAAGTTCTTTAGTGAAGTTATTACAGGTGGTAATATAGGCACATCATGGGATCCTAATATTCGTTTTAGTAACGAACATCAGAGAAAGATGTGGGAGAATAATGTTAAACATCTAACAGGACTTGGTCATCGTGTCAAGTGCTTTATATCTGTATCTAAAGATGTTATAAAGTTACAACCAATTGAGATTGCTGATTACATGGAGTCTCTTGGTGTTGCTGAGATATCGTATGAGAGATTGACGCATGATGGTAATGCCACTATTAATACAGATATCTTTCCTCACAACAAAGAACTAGATGCTTGGTGGATGTTAATGCATGAACAAACTCAATATCATAATGTTGTGAATGGATTTATGGAAACTGTTTACGAGAAGTTTAGTAAAGGTCAGTTTAGAGCAGGAACATTCTGTCGTGATTGTGAACAGAAGATACACACCATCAACGCAGATGGTACTGTAGCAGGTTGTCCTAATACTGCACCGACCATGCATTATGGTAATATAGATACACCAGCAAAGGAAGTGCGATTAAGTCCTAAACGTATGGAGATCATATCATGTGAACAGCATGAACGTGATGAACGGTGTTATAAATGCCCTGTCTTCATGTACTGCCATTCAGACTGTCATCAACTACAGTGGATGGATGATGTTTGCCCTGCCCCTAAAACTCTAATGCTAAAATTGGCGAAAGAAAAAGAATGGATCTAATTATTAAACCAACAGAAGCTTGTAACTTCAAGTGTACTTTCTGTTCTTCTACTGACATTGATCCTAATGAAGTTGGATTGTTGGATCTAGATTACGTCTATAAGTTTCTAAAGAGATATCCTGATTGTAACACTATTATTGTTAACGGTGGAGATCCTCTTATGGTCAAGCCTGAGTGGTATCAAGAATTAATAGATCACTTAGACGAACATGACTACCCTGCATCTATATCATTCACATCTAACCTTTGGCCTTTCTTAATGAGACCAGAGAAATGGTTACCTATATTTCAGAACAGAAGATTTGGTTGTGCTACATCGTTTCAATATGGTGGTGGTAGATTAAAGGGAGACTATTCGGAGTTTACTGAGAAAGACTTTTGGATGGTATCTAACGCTATGCTTAAACACACAGGAGAACGTCCTGACTTCATTGCTGTTATAACTGATGAGAATGAACACCTTGCTATCAAGAATGTTGAGTTAGCAAAAGAGATGGGTGTAGAGTGTAAGTTAAATTATGCTATGGCATCTGGTGTGCAAGGCACTACATATCAATTGTCTAAAATCTATGAAACATATATTAAGATTTACGATATGGGTTTGGCTGAGTACGAATACAATACCAAGCAAATGATGAAACGACTTGGTGGATCTGCGACATCTTGTCCACAGAATAGATTGTGTGATACAGGAATTAGAGCTATGAACCCAGGTGGTGATTATTACTCTTGTGGTTCGTTTGGTGATGATATGGATTATCCTATTGATTTTGAAACAGAAATGAATGGAAAGATGCAAACACCACTTCAAGATGATCCTAATATACAAACAATGAAGATGGCTTGCTACACGTGTCCTATGTTTGAGATATGTAATGGCTGTAAGAAGACTGTACGAGATATGAAGAGAGAGGGTACAGTAGAATCTCATTGTAGACAGATGAAAACATTAGCACCTCGTATACTTGAGATCAATGGAATGAACCCTGATGGAGTGACAGCTTATGTCGATGAATCTATCAATTAATCCAACTTACTATTGCAACTTCTCTTGTGACTTTTGTTACTTGACAAAGCAACAGTTAAATGATAGACACAAAATAACACCAATGTGGTTACAACATTCTATGGGTCAAATAACAGATCCTATAACTCATGTGGATCTATATGGTGGTGAGATAGGATTACTAACACCTGAGTATTACTATTCTATCAAAAATGTAATACGAAGATACTATGATGGAAACATCCATATCAATACAAACCTATCAGCATTCCCTGACTTCTTTCGTGATGATGACGTTACA